TGTACGCCTTGAACACCCTGAGTTCCTTGTGTGCCTTGGATTCCTTGGATGCCTTGCACCCCTTGGATACCAGTTGTACCTTGGTAGCCCTGTACGCCCTGATTACCACGGAAACCACGAGAACCTTGGATACCTTCTTGACCGATTGTACCCTGTACGCCTTGGACGCCCTGATTACCATCAAAACCTTGGACACCTCTGAAAGAACCAACATTAACCCAGTTAGCTCCATCATAGACCCAAAGCTCATCGTCAGCCTCATCAATAGCCGCTTGCCCTGTAGTAGCAGATGCAAATGCAGTATTAAGAGTTGCTTGAGGATCGCCACCACTATCAACGTCTGGAACTGATCCAATTACGTCAAATCCTGGCCCATATGTGCCTTGCACACCTTGAACGCCTTGCACACCTTGTGTACCCTGTGCGCCTGTAGCACCAGAACCAACATCAGCCCATGCTGAGCCGTTTGATACGTAAATGTTACCATCGCTACCATAAGCTATAGCACCTGTGTATGGGGCTGGATCAAGTTGGATAGGGACTGCTTGTGGCTGACCCTGACCAATTATCCTACTTCCACTTATAGATTTAAACGGCATTATACATCATCCTCTTCAGCTTGACCTAGTGTAAATGATAGAGTTGCATGTACTGCTAAGTTGTCTGAACATTTTAATTCTAGCAGATCACCTGACTTAAAGAATTGACCGTTAAGCGGTAATGGGATAGTATCATATGCTGGGATTTGTAAGTTTCTTATTAGATAGAATTCAGCGTTAACATCTTCTCTATGCGTTCTCACATCACACGTTACTGTAGCCGCTGTGATATTACACAAGATCAGAGGTGAAATAACTTCACCAACGCCTGGTTCAATAGTAGTTGAACCCCCAAAGACTAGCTCTGGGACTTCATAATTTGGTACTTCAATCATTGTCTGCCAGTTGGTAGATAATGTGAAAGACTTAGCGACTGGTTTAGCATCAGGCGCTTGTGTTGTTGCGAGTGTATATATAGCCATTATAGAGATGCCCTTGAATTTGAAGCCCTTCGAGCGAGTTTTCTAACTGACGATGTGAATGGACGTCCTTCAATACGACCTGTTCTACCGTTAATTTTCAACCCTCTTGCGAAATACTGGTTGTTTAATTCGTCTGATCCAGACCATCTAATTCTACCACCATCCTCTGAGAGGACAGAAGCGGTAGCACCGATAGCCGCGCCGATGTTTCTAAAGTTCAACGGAAGTGCGTTTCTGTTAACACCTGCCGATGCACCGTTAAACTGGTGAGCAATCGATTCAACTAGCGAACCAAAGACTAGGAAGTCTGGTGTCAATACACTTTTTGTAAGTACGTTGTCTAGCAATTCTGTCACCATGTTCCTGTGTGCTTGATCTGGAGCGATATTAGTATTTATATAAGTTTTCATTTGTTCCCAAGCCTTATAGAAAGAATAAAGCAGATCGGAGTTATTAGCACCAACAGTAATCCATGCAGTACCGTTCCAATGATAGATCGTTCCAAGATAGTTATTGTTGTCTGGATTGCCAGCACCAGTTGTTGGAATAATGTATGCATCCCAACGCTTCATGCCTGTCAACGCATCTCTAGCTGGTACGGAAGCAACTGTGCCTTTAAAGCGTAGTTTTCTCCAATCAGTAAATGCTCTTGGTGCGTTAAACACTGGGAACACGTGCTGTTGGTTGATATTAAACAACGCCGCCGCAAATGATCTCATTGCTCTGTCAGTACCTTGAACACCGTTTGCTGGATCGATAAAGGCAAAGTCATTTGCAATAATCTGTAGCAAGTTTCCACCGTCACGATAAGTCTTAGGTAGGTCAATGAATTTGTACTCTGAAGTAATGAAACGTTGAGTTTCACGTTGCAAGAATGTTCTATTATTAGCAAGAATGTCCTTAGCAAAGCTATATTCTTTATCTGTTCCAATAACATAGTTAGGCTCAGTAAGAGGTCCGAGGTCTAACACAGAGTTGTTGAATAGTGCATTGTAGAAGATCAAACCTAGATCGTATGCTTGATTTGCTTCAGCATCACCACCAACGCCCTGTCTAATGACCTGACCTGGTAGATTACCTTGAACTGCCAGTTTAGCAAGCTCACCAATCTTACGGTATGCTTTAGCAGTTGCAACACGCTGATCTTCTGGTACTCTTAGTTCGTTGTTCCAGAAGTAGAAATCTGCATTCCATCTGGAAGCTGAGTTACCACCGTAGTTAAGGTCATAGCTGAATGCATCCAAGATGTAAACACTGTCTCTGCGACACTTAGCTTTGTTGTAATCAAGAACGTTGAATTCTTTGTTAATCCATGTTGTGATGTCATCACTTAGATTGTCAAGATTATCATCAATTTCATTGCCCATCCAAACTAGAGAAGCATCTACCCAAGAAGTATCTGGCTCTTGAATATCAGGAACACCGTCCAAGCCATTGCGACGAATTGCCATTTCGATAATTCTTACTAGGTTTTGAACTGTAGTACCTTCAGTTGCAGTCGCTGGGGTTCCAGCAACATCTTGACCGATTGCAGTTTCTTGTACAACCTTCTCAACCAACTGACCCATTTCGTAGAAGAAATCAGCAGTTTGACTTCTTTGATCGAATGGTAGGACACTTGTAGCATTGTCGAAATACAAGTTGGCATTTAACAACGTACCATAGTTTGTGCCATACTGAACGTCATGTGATAGAGCATCAACGATACCGCCAACATCTCTACGACATTTCTGCTTAGGATAGCTTAGACCATTATATGTTCTCGAAATAAAGCTAATCAAGTTAGTTGCAAGAGTTGCTTTGTTATCGTTAATAGTATCGATAGAAGCTTCAATTGCTGATCCAACCATCCACTCACGGTTTGGTTCGACAAGAACTGGCAAGTTAGTTGGGTTAGTTTGAGCAACAACGTTTGCTACTACTAGGCACAAGTCTTTAGCTTCTTTAGCAATGTAGCGTCTAGCTACAAGAGAAGTCTTGTCTTGTCTGATAGTTGCACCAATAACTTCTTGTACTGCGCCTTTAGTTGCACTTACGAATGTATGTGCCTTCTGCGCTCCTGTACCACCTGATCCAGCATTTACAGTAATAGTTGTACCAGAAATTGCATTAATTCTTACTGGGCTATTGTGTAATGGATCAGTAGTTCTTGGGTGGCTGATTTCAACCGCCGCACCACTTGCATCTAAGCAAGAGAATGTGAAGGAGTTGGTTGGGAACACAACGTGATCTCCAACTTTAAAGTCATGTCCACCACTAAGAGTGATAACCATAGCTCCATTAAGAGCATCGTAAGTTACTGTGCTTGGTGTGTACTTTCTACCTATTCTCAATGGAACTTCGATCTGACGGATCACATCATGAACAACTTGTGCCATGTGTGTGAATGCTCTTTTCGAAGATTCTCTTTGTTGGATAGGCAATACATTTACGCCATCTTTAAAGTGAATTTGAGAATTGTTCCAGATTGCGCTGTTACCACCGTATTGAACATCGTGGCTGATTGCGTCAACCATGTGACCTGCATCACGATGACATCTTTCTCTGCTATACTCAAGATAAGAGAACCTAGTCTTAAGGTAAGTAGTGATAGATGAAGCAATAGTTGCTTTGCTATCTGCAATCAAAGTAGCTTCAGTGTTGTAATCATAGTTTTCGCCTACACCATCAACTACTTCAATTGCTGTTGGAAGGTTGATTAGAGAGTTATCAACAATCAAGTCTGATACAACTGACCATAGCTCTTGTGCCGCTGTCGCTGTAAGAGCGTTAACGTTACCGAATACTGCGCTTTGCACAACTGCGTTACCTGTAGTAGCTGTAACTGGCTGTTTAAGAAGCAATGCTCTTGTTACTGTAGCCAAGTGTGTGTATAGTGCTACGGTTGGCGCTCTTTGTGCTGTTGACAACGCTGAAAGTCCGTTTTCAAAATAAATCTTAGCAACATCAATCATAGCTGTGTTTGTGTTATGTTGAATGTCGTAAGTTACAGCATCAACCATGAAGCCTGTGTCTCTTTGACATTTAGCTTCTGTATACACTAATGATGGATAGTTAACATTTACCCAAGCTGTAGCTTCAGCCTGTAAGAAAGCTCTGTTAACGTTCATACCGTTAGCCGCATTCTTAGCGAAGGCTTCGAATTGACCGATACCGTAGTTATAGTTAGTGCCATCAGCCGTGAAGTCATTTGTCATCACGTTGATGATATTAGTGAAGGAACCCGTTGCTCTAGTAAGTGCTACACCGCTTAGCTTTGCTTCGATGTCTTTTTGTATATAGCGAATTCCTTCTATCGTTTCAGCAAGCTGTTCCTCAATTACTTCTTGAGCGCCAGCCATACCGTTACGATATGCCTTACCAGCATACTTTGAATTGTATGTGGAACCTGTTTGAACATCTCTTCTTACAGCATCAATAATAAACCCTGCATCTCTTGCGCATTTGGCTTCATCGAATGTGTAGAATTCGTCTTCGACAAAAGCAACAACTTCGTCTTGGATGAATGTTCTATTACGTTGTAGTGCTTCTCTAGCAAATGTTCTTGATGGAGACATAATAGGATTACCAGATACTACTGGCAATTCTTTACGCTTCTTAAGAACATCGTCTTTAGAACCTAGTAGACCTTCAATCTCTGGCTCATCGTCAACCAAGTCAGCTACGATAGTAACAAGTGCTTTACCAGCAGCCGCTATCGTCGCATTACCTGCAACATTTGAGAGATTTTGAGGTAGGATATTTCCCTTGACTTCTTTAATAGCATCTGCTAATGCGCTTACGAAAGTGTGAGCGCCAGTATAAGACCCTGCCACACCAACTTGTAATGTGATGGTAGTTCCAGTTACAGAAGTAATTGGACATGCTTTGTTAAAGAATGGATGACCTGCTTGTGGAACCGCATCATTTTGCGGACCACTACCTGTATCACATGAGAATGTAATTCCAGATGGTGCGAACCAGATGTGATCATCAGAAGTTAATGTATGCGCTCCAATTGTTGCAACAAAGACACCAGTTGTTGGGTCATATGTAGCATCAGTTGGTGTGAATGACGCACCAAATACTGGAAGAACAACTTCTTCTGTGATAATATCTTCGACAACATCAGCAAGGTGTAGATATGCCAATCTTGTAGGCATACGCTGATCGTATGGCAAGATGTTAAGAGCCGCATCCCAATAGTAGGAAGCCGCATTGATTGTACCAGCATTACCACCGTACTTCAAGTCTTCTGCGACTGCATCAATTACATAGCCTGTGTCACGGTAGCATAGTGCTGTATCGTAACCAAGAGCATTATATTCTTCTCTTAGGAAGTCTGTAATTTCTTGCTGATACTTTGGTATTGTACCACGAATTGTTTGGTAGTCTGCATTGATAGCCGCATTATCTGTGTAACTTGGCTCAACAATAGTTGGCAATGTAGTGATGTCATTCGAACGAATAACGTCTGATACTATGCTCCAAAGTTCTTGTACCTTACCAGATACTGATGGGATAGAAGCTTTTCTGAATGAATTTGCTGTAGCACTCACAAATGTGTGTGGTCTAGCATAACCATTTGCATTACCTGCGTTCATAGTGATTGTAGTAGCTGTTACTTCTAAGATTTCCATTGGTGTGTTGAACCAAGGATCAGTTGTTCTTGGGTGTGAGATATTGATAACTGTATCAGTATCGTCTAGGCAAGAGAATGTAATACCTTCTTGGTCAACAATGATGTAATCTCCAACAACCAATCTGTGCGTACCGACTGTTACTGTAAATTCACCGCCAACTGGATCGTATGATGCATCTGTAGGTGTGTAAACAGGTTGGTTCATTGCAGTTTGGATTGCATTAGGTAATGCACTTACAAAAGTATGTACCGCATCAACATTAGCAACACCAACTTGCAAAGTGATAGTAGTTGATGTAACTGCATCAATAGTCACTGGCTTGTTGTAGATTGGATCAGATGGTCTTGGGTGTGCCAAGTTACCGCCACCATTGCTTGGACAGCTAAGTGTGATGCCATTTTCTACAATAGTAACTCTGTCGCCAACAACATAAGAGTGAGTACCGATTGTAACTTCCATAACACCAGACATGTGTGCATAAGCAACATCTGTTGGGGTATATGATGTAGTATTTTCTCTTACTTGAGTTGTAACCGCTTGTAGTGGTGTAACAACTTCGTTTCTTACGATTTGACCAGCAATCTTACCAATAAATTCAAATGATTCTGCTGATGGTGTTCTTTGATCTTCGGGAAGAATACCTACAGCCGCATTGAAATAAAGTCTTGAGTTAAGAGCCGTTGAGGCATTTGAACCGTGCTGAATATCCCATGAGATAGTATCAACAAAAGTACCAACATCACGTTCGCATTTAGCAACGTCATAGCTATGGTTAGGGTGGTTCGCCGCAAGCCATGCTGTAACTTCATCTTGGATGAATGCTTTGTTGGCTTGTAGTGTTGCTCTTGCTTCATATGCTTCATCAGACACATAAGTTGAACCAAAGCTGAGAGTGTCAGCATTGCCTAAACCATTATTCATGATGTCGATGATTTCGTCAAACGCCGCATTTGAGCGAGTGATTGAAGTTGCGTTAGAAATGTCACCAGCAACCTCACCTTTTAACCAAGTGAATGCCGCGACTGTTTCAGTTAATTCGTTAGCAATTAATGAGTCAGCAGATGCTAGACCAATACGATATGCCATACCTGAGTTTACAGCATTGACGTTTGAACCAGTTAAGATGTCTCTTGCTACCGCACTTGCGATAAATCCAGTGTCACGTTGGCATAGTTCTTTATTGTAAACAAAGTATTCGTTTCTCAACCATGCGTCAAGATCATTCTGGATGAATGTTTTGTTAGCCGCTAGTTGACGTGCCGCATATTCACCTTGTGTAGTCGCAGTGACTTTAACAAGACAGTCAGCTTCAGCACTAATGAATGTGTGTACGCCTGTATATGTTCCACCGTCACCAACATTAATAGAGAATGTATCTGC